GGTGATTGTTCTTCTAGTAAAGCTATTCTATGTTCTACATTTTCAACTTTATCTATTTTAGCAGAGTTTCTCCAGTTCCATTCAGAATTAATTTCTAACAAAACGTATTTCTGTGCGTAGATATTACTAGCTAAAAAAATAGCTATTAAAATTAAAATGTTTCTCATAGTTTCTATTTTTTAATAATCTGATAAAGTTTTTCGTCTATTTTGTCTAGCTTGTCACTATTTTCTTCTACCTTATCCTGCGTGTTCATTATAGTTTCCCTGATTAATTGATCTTTTAAGTCATACTCTGTTCTACCAACCTCTGGTTTAGGCAACTCTTTAGCAAGATCTATATCTTTTTGAAGAGCAAACCACATACCTACAACGGTTACGACAAAAGCTACAATTATTAATAGTGTTTTTAAATCTAAAGTTAGTTCAGTGTTTTCTGAAATTTTGTTACTCATTTTTAGTTTTTATTTTGAAGTTCAATTATTTTATCAACTCTATTTTTTTCGTATTTTAACTCAGCAATTTGCTTTTTAGTTAAACCTAAAGCTAATAAAGCTTTTACTTGTGCAGGTTTATTTTCTTTATATATAACTGTTTTTCTTTTGTTTACGTTTATTAAACTGTCTTTCTTTTTAGGATTATCTTTAAATTCTTTTTCTAATTCTAATATTTTTTTAATTCTATCCTCTTCGTATTTATATTTTTTTAAATCTGATCTTGAAACACCTAAGTCTAATAAAGTTTGCTTTTGTTCTTTAGAGCTAGTATTTTTCTTTATTTCTGTAATAGTATCTTCAAAGATCATAGCAGGCGTTTTTGGTTTGCCAGCTCCTTCAACTCCATAATAAGGTAAACCTACATCCCAAGATGACCAACCCATTGTCATAGCAACTTTTTGCCAAGCTTCAGAATTTTCACTAAACACATTTCTCATGTTGTTTATTTTTTTAATTGCTCTATCTAAAGGAATATTAGTAGTAGCTGAAACTATATTAGCACTAGCTAAATAAGCAGGGTTATTTAAATTAAACCCTTCTTGGTTTATTTTTTTCTTATCCCAACTAAAAGTATTAGCTGCAGAGTTTAATTTTCTAATTTTAGAACTTAAAGGTGGAGAAAAGCCTATTAAATCATCTATTGCTTTATCATATTTAGGTGATTTTTTATTATTTTCTTTGAATATAGTAATCAAAGCGTCTTTAATAGCTACTACCGCGGCACCTTGAATACCAACACCTCTTAACAAAGAGTCAGTCATGCCATCTGCTATCCTACCTTGCTTAGCCCTTAATTTCTCATCATCACCTTCTTCGTCTTCTCCAAAAGCCTCTGCAAACAAAGCGTTTTGCAAAGCGTTAAATACAAAGTTTTGCATACCTGCGTAATAAGCTATTTTTGATAAATGAGTTTTATAATCTCCACGACCAGCAACTAAATCTTGAGTAGCTTTTTTAATAATACGGTTATACTGCATTGGCGTGTTACCAAAAGCTAATACAACTCTACCAGCTGCTGAAGCTTGTTGTTGACTAATTTTACTAGCGTTACTTGATTGTTGGTTTGTTTCAGCAATAGCATAAAAATCTTCAAACGCCTGTTTTTCTGCTGCTTTTATTTCCATACCGCTTTTAACGTAAGCCTCTATTTGGTTTCTATAAAAAGTAGAACCACCTGCGGCAATTGCAAAACTATCTGCTATTCTAGTAAACACAAAACCTTTGTTAAGTAAGTAATTTATTGCTCCAGAGGCTTTGTTTCTGCTTTGAGAAACAGCATCTGCAATTTCAGACTCACTTACGTTAATTTTTAGTCCATCACGTCTTTCTGTTAAGTAAGGTGAATTCATTAACGTTTTAAAATCTTTCCAATACTGAGGTTGATTAGCAAAGGCTTTACCAGCTTTTAAAAGATTGTTATTTCCCCAATTTAAAAAGTTTACAGAGGATATAGTTTGTAAAACTGCAGTCCTTGTGTTTAAAAACATGATTGACCCGACAGAGTTGTTTAACCAATCCATCATCTCGTTTACAATTCTAGATCCACCTAAAGGTCTATTGCTACCAGTTTTCATTCTATACAAAGTTTCTGATAAAGCTTCTCTATACTTAGAACCATAAGCCGCTTCTAGTTTATTTAAGTTTTTATCAGAAAATATTATATCTACGTTTTCTTGCCATTCCTGCAAGTATTGTTTTCTATTTACTTTGTTGATACCTCCAATAACGTCTGTTGTTATATTTCCAGCAAGCCATTCTTTAGTAGGCTCTGGGTAAAGTTTACCTTTTTGCAACTGTATAAGTTGATCAGTAAAAATACTAAGCTCAGGGTTTTTATTAACAAAATCATTTAATTCTTTTACATCTGCTTTAGAAAGTCCTGGTATTTTCATACCTTGTTTTGTCCAAACAGAAACTCTTGCTGCGTGAGAAAAAGTAAAACCTCCAATGCCAGTTTCTTTAGATAAAGATTTAGGTAATGATTTTAAGTTTGTTTTAAGAGCTTTAAAATCTTGAGCTGCAGATATTTTAGCATCAGTCACAGCTAATTCAGCTCTATTGTACGTATCTATTAAATTTTTATTATAAAAATCTATTTGAGCATCTCCAATTTTACCTTTACCTAGCGTTTTGTATAATAAGCCTAAGAAATCTTCAGCAGAAGGCGTTGTAAAGAAGGTAAACCTACCTTTTTTACCACCTATTGTCTTAGCTTTAGACTCAGAAAACTCTTTATAAGACTCTATACCAGTTGACTGCTCTATAATATCGTTAAAAACCTTATCAAACATTATTTTTTTACTAGCTAAAGCCAATTGAACTTTTCCTTTAACATCGATTTGATCTAAAATATCTCTAACTGCTTCAACGTTTTTAATAGCATCATCAGCAAAATAAAAGTCATTATAACCTTCACCGGCTTTTCCCGCGATCCAGTTAGCTTTGGCTGAAGCTTTTCCATCACCTAAACCAACTATGTTTTCAATAGGTATTGGTATTCCAAGCGCGTCAAAAAACTCTTTAATAGCAGGTGCAGCAGCAGCTGGCCTCGCTGTTAATATAAAGAAATCTTTAGTACCGTTTTTAGCATTTATATTTTCTAAAACTTTAAATAAAGGTCCTTTTTTACCATCTATAATTTTTTCAAATTCAGTAAAATCAAACTCAGCACCTTTTGTTTCAAGCTCAGCTGCTCTTTTTGCAAATTCAGTAGCGTTTATTTTAAACGTTGTACCATCTGGCATTTCAACACTAATCTTGCTTTTTGATTTAAGAAGAGTATCATCAAGATCCATTACTCTAATTTTTCTAACAGGTTTGTTTTTCTTTACTCCTTCACTACGAGCTTTATCATAATTCTCTAATACTTCTACTTGCTTTCCAATAGTTTCTACTCCAATAAGCTTAGACCCATAAGAACTTGTATTCTTTACAACTTGTTTTGTTATTGGCTTAGCTAAGTCTGCTATATAAACATCCACTAGTTGTCTAGCCATTTCCGGTGTTACCGCTTTTTCTCCAGTTAAAATTCCAGCTTTAGTAAGTATTTGAGCTTCTATTAATGAACCTTGAAACACAACAACGCTTTCGTTTTGTCTGTATTCTTTAGCAACATCTACAGAGTATTCTTCAGCTTTGCTTCTTGTTTTACCATCTTTTAAAGCTTCTATAAGATTATTAGCGTTAAGATAGCCAAATGAACTAAAGTATCTTAAATCAGAAGACGGTATTTTATCGAAAGCTTCTTTAAGTTGTTCTCTTGTTGTTCCTTTTTTACCAGCTAACTCAATAAAGTTATCCATTGCTAACTCTGCTATAGGATGCATAGTGCTGTCTGAATTTTTCCATTTTTTACCTTTAGCATCAACTAAGTTTCCTTTGATAATATCACTGGTTTTTTTAAGTAAAAACTGCGTATAACCTTTGTCCATAAACTCTAAATACAAATCAGCAGCATATTCAGCTACCTCTTTAGACTTTAAATCATTAAGCTTTTGGAACTCATAAATATTTTTAAATAATCTTGTTTTATTAATAGCATGTCTTATAGCTGGCAACTGATGTTCGTCAATTGTTTCGGCTTTTCTTTTTCCTTTTACCATGGCCCCAATCTCAACGATGTAAGCGTTAGCTTGATTTCTGTTTTGATTAGAGTTTAAATTAGAATTATACACAAGTTCTCTATAAACAGCTTGACCCATTGGCCCTGATAAAAATAAAGCTTTTTCTAATCCATACGCTTCTTTAACTCCTTCATTAAATAAATCTCTATCTTTTGCGTTTTTAAATTGATCTACACCTGTTTTACCTCTTACAGCTTCTTTAAAAGCTGCTAATTCTTCTTTACTCTTTTTAGTGGCGCCACTTTCAGCTTTAGCAAGCTCTCGCGTTGAAAATAAATCTAACATCTCTCCAGCTAAAATCAATCTTTCAGCTTCAACTAAACTAATTTTATCAAGTTTAGCCTTGTTAGATATTATGTTAAAGTTTCTTTTTTCTAAAACACTTAATTTATTTCCTGGAGTCCAATTAGTAGGTGCAAAAAACCTTTCAATACCGTAATCACCATATTTATCACCATAAATTTTAGCTGCGTCTAACATCGCGGCAGCTTTAGCTTTCATATCGTATTTAAAAGTTGCTAATTCTTTTGCGGAAAACAAAGCATCCATTTGTTCGTTTCCACTTTGGATTTCTTTTTTGTTACTTTCTTCTAGTCTATTTGTTTCTTCGATTACTCTAGACGCTAAAATATCAGGCAAACCGGCTTTTATGTCAGCTTTTATTTGGTTATCACCTTTTGCGGTTAAAACTTCTCCGTTAATTTTTGATCGAACAATTGTGTTTGCTATGTTAGCAATATACATTTTAGTTAATCCTTGTAGTAATTGTCCATACGCCGTTCTTGCTGGTCCTTTTATAGGTATATTCATCTCACCTGAAGGTGTAATACCTATCATTTCCATAAGTTTTCTAGCATTTGCAATAGTAGGTTCAAAATTTAATTTCCAAACCGCACTTTGACTTGTTTTGCCTTTGCTTCTACCTGACGCGCTAGTCATATCCGAAGCACCTTCAACTTTTTTATAAAACGTTTTTAATATTTTAGGATTAATACCTATAGAATAACCTCTAGCGTCAGGAGAAACATCTATATTTTCACCTCTTTTATTTATTATAGCCGTATTACTACCTACGCTATATTTTGGCATAGTTTGTATAAATTTTCTTACATCTTGAAGGTTTTTAAACAATGATTGCATTTTTAAAGCATCTTTTGAACCTGGTCCATAGTTAAGAGTTTCTGTACCGTTTATTTTTCCTCTTGATAAATCTAACAATTCCATGCCAATTGGTTCTAGATATTGTTCTGATACGTTTTTAGCTGTTAAAGTAGTTATCTTTGAAGGATCTATTATTACTGCATCATTTACCTTTTTTAAAACCTTTGGATCTTTAATAAAGTCTCGTAAATCTATTTGATCTTGAACTTCTTGTTGTTTAGCATTTTTATCTACACTTGACTCTGTTGGAATAGATTCTAGTTCTTTTAATTTTTCACTGGAAATACTTGTAGTTTGCATGTCTTTTGCAACAGCTTCAACTAATGGAGCACCTATTCTTACTCCTGCAAAATTATTTAAATACGTAGACAAAGACTGCGCTTCTCCAGTAACAGGGTTAATAGGTTTATAATTTCTCATAACGCTTTCAAACTGATCAAGCATTCTTCCTTCTAACTCAGGATTATTCATAATCTTATCTACAGGTACGCCATTTTTAGCAGCCCATCTTCTAATAGCATCTGCAGTTAGTTTCATGTATTGATCTTGAAGCTCTATTATATTTTTATTACTCATTTCTGAGCGATTTTCTTTATACTCTACAGCTAGTTCGCTTGCTTTTATGTCCACGCTAGGCATAACTTTTGCGTCAGAAACTTCTTGACCAGTGTTTTTGTTAAAAAGTTTATCTCCTTTCACTTCAATACCTTGTAATAAATCATACGCTCTTTTTAAAGATGCTGGAGTACCTTCTCCAAAGTTTCTATTTAAGTCAAACAAAAACTTTAAAGTTTCTCCAGCGTTCGTAAAGTCAACTTCTTTTGCTCCAGTAGTAAATCCTATTTTGTTTTTAATATAATCTACATTTCTAGTTAAACCTGCTATAAGACCTTTTTTTAATAACAAGTCTTGGTATTTAGGTTGGGATAAAAATTCAATAACATTTGCTACATACTCTTCAGCTGGTCTATTTTTACCATAAGCTAAGTCTATAGCTTGTTCAAAGCTTAAACCCTCTTGCCCTTCAAAAGTAAATGTTTCACTAGATAACTCTTTTGCAACTGTATCTTTTATAGTATTTTTTAATACTTTAGCAACCTTAGGGTTATTACTTACGGCCATTTTATAAAAAACATGAAAAATCTCATGGTTTTCAACTCCAGGCCTATATTGAGTTAAATCAATTCTAATAATATTATTAATTGGATCAAACTCAGCTTTATTATTTTTGTTTTGAAAACCTTCAGTACCTTCTGTTAGCACCATTTTTACGTCTTTATCTAATACGTTTGATTTTCTAACATTTTCAAATGTTTTGTTTATCTTAGTCGTAGCCGCTTGTATATTGGCATTAACTTGATTTATTCTTTCATTTGCAATTGCAGTTTCTTTTACTGATAGCTTACCTGAGTTTAAAGCTTCTTGAGCTGAATCTCTGTCAGCTATTTGGTCTTTAATGCTCAGTTTGTTAAAGTATTTATCAGCAATATTTATATCTCTATTTACAAGATCAAGAATGTTTTGTTTTTGTTTTATGGTTCCGTCTATAACTGAAGTGTTTTCAAAGCCTTCTTTTATATTTAACGCTTTTTTATTTCTTAATTCAATTATTTCTTTTTCAGTTTCTATTTTCTTAAGTCTTTTAGTTCTCATGGATTGAAAATCCATACTTTTCATGCTTGACATGCCAATAAGACTAAAAGTCATTAAAGAAACAAAATTACTCACCGCCCAATCAGAGTCCTTACCATAATCTATTTCCATAGTAGTCATGAAAGCTTGGTTACCTCTTAAGTCTTTAAGAAGAGCTTCTGTTACTAATGCTGCGTTACTACCTGTTACACCACCAATACCACCATATACGCCTTTTTCAAGAATAGGGTTTAATCGAGCGTTTGCACCACTGAATCTAAAAGGAAGTAATTTGTTTATAAACTTACCACCTAAATAAAAACCAACACCACCACCGTCTTGTGATTTTCCTCTAGTAACAAGTTTAAATTTACCTTCTTCAAGTAAAGCATTAATAGCGTGCCCCATTATTCTAGTATTAGAATTTGCAGACGTTAAAAGTTTTGAAATTCTTGCAGTAATACCCGCTACTCCAAGTACTTTGTTTGCGATTGCAAACTGAGCAAGATCAGGACCAAAAGCAATTAATTCTTGTGCAAGTCTTTGATATAAAGGTTGCTTAAGTTGTAACTTCTGTTCTTCAGTTAGCGCTAAACTTGCATCAGTTATCATGTTTTCAAATAGAACTTTACCTTGTCTTACAGAACCGCCATCTTCAATACCACGACCCATTTCAGAGGATAAACCCCAAGCCTTAGCAGTTTCTTCTTTAAAAAACTGAAAAGAACTACCTAAAGTTTTTTTGATTGTAGAAGGATCTAAGTTTAAAAGATAAGTAGATTTATAAGCTTCTCTTTGTTGTATTAACTTATTTCTTTTTCTAACTAATATTCTTAAGTTTTCTGCTGAAAAACCACCCGTTAATTGGTCGTTTTCAGAATAAGGAGTATAAATAGCGTCGTTAATTATTTCTTGACCTTTATCACTTCTGTAAGCTACTAAATCACTAATTTTAACATTTCTAAACACTCCTAAATAATCTGGTTTATATCCAGAATTTAAAAGATTTAATCTCATCTGCGCGCTTAGTTTTCCTGGCGAACCAGGTCTGTCGGCTACTGGGTGTAAATCAGAGTTTTTATCATAATAAGCCTTAGGATCATTAATAAAAGTTTTAAGATCTTTTATTTCTTTAGTTATTTCACCATATTCACTAGGGTCACCATTCAATAAAGGTAAAGGACTAGGGCTGTTTGGACCAGACATGATAGCCTCCAATTCCGCAAGACGTGCTTTAGATTCTTGAATCTCTTCATATTTGAAGTTAAAGCTGTTTTTTTGTGAAATAGCATAATCTTGTTGTTCAACAGAATAACCACCAAGATCAACAGTAGACTGTAAAGAATTAAAATTTTCTGCCCATTCTAAAAGCATAAAATTATAACCTTGTTCTAAAGTTTCTAATTCTTCATTTTTATACTCTTTTTCTAAGTCTAAAATGTTTTGAGTCCAGTTATTTATTTTACTAAATTCGCTTTGCTCTTCAGTATCTACTTCACTTTCATCAACATTAATGGTACCTACTCTTTGACCGGTGTTTGGGTCAAAAAAGAATTTAATTTCAGAAGAATCTCCATATTTTACTATGTCTCCTTCTTGCGCAACTCTTTCCATTTCTATAGAAAGTAGTCTAAGCTTTTCTAAAGCATCGGCTCTAGTATTTGCATCTTTTGTATTGTTTATAGTAGCTAAAAGAACTTGTGATTCTTTGTTTAAAAAGTATAAGTTTTTTTGATCTTTGTTTAAAGAAGAAATTAAAATTCTATTTTGGTTTCCAATTACCGCTCTAGAAGTAAAATTATTAACCGCTATTGCAGCAGCTTCTTGAGCATCGTTTTGCTCTTCAAGTATAAATTGATCTTGTAAGTTTGAAAATATTTTATCAATAGTTTCTTGACTAGGTAATGGTTCACCTGATGCGTTTTGTTCTTCTTTAACTTTGTTTAGTACGTGCTTTCTAAATGCTGGATTGTCTGCTAAGCTTGTAAAGTTTTTTTGATCATCATCAATATCTACTTCATCAAAAAAAGCATCTTGAGTAATAGTTTTTGTTCTACTCCAAGGGGTATCTTCTTTGTCAGGCAAAAACATATTCATATAGCTTTCAGTAGCGTTTTCAAAGCTTTCATTTACACGCTTAAATTCTCTTGAATTAATTTCTGTGGCTTCAGATACTGATACGTTAAGCGTTTCTGCTAGTTGAAGATTTTTATCATATTGAACCGAAGGTATTTTGAATTTTGAAAAAGTATCTTTAATTGTTTCCCTAGGTATAATACCTGAGTTAAAATCTTTATTTTTTAGATCTTCTAAAATATCAAACGGAAGCGGTTTTTTACGTTTGTTATTAAAAATAGTAGGTTCTATAATTGGTGCGTCTAATAATGGATCCGTTATTACGGCAGCACCTTTTTCCGCAACAACTTCTGAATTTCCCTCTACTTCTTCCACTTCAACGTTTGGATTAATATCAAAAGAAGGTTTAATAATTTGTACATTAGGATCTTGTTTTATTCCAGAATCAACATTTGAATCAAATTCTTCTACTTCAAGATTTGTTAATTTCCAAGCATCTAATCGTGTCCTTAATTCAGTCTCGTTTAAAGGCGGTTTTATACTTTGTAGTTCTTGTACTTTTTCTAGTAACGTCATTTAACTTAATTTAAATTGTTATCATCTATGTATTTTTGTGCTTTTGCTTGTTGAATTTCCGCTAAGTCAAAAACCAAAGCATCTTCTTCTATAAAAGGTAATTGATTAATTGTGTAATTATTTAAATAGTTTTTAGCAAATATACTTCTATATGTTTCTAAAAAAAGATCTTTGTGATTCTGAGTAAGAGGAAGATTCGCTTCGTAAGCCCAGCTATTTCCCCAAGCATCAATATTGTTGCTAATTTTTGAATCTGCACTGTCGTTGTCTTGTGCTAAGTAAACGTTCCAAGCAGCAATAGCTTCTTGTTCAGATGACAATAATCCAGCGACTTCTGCTTTTATAAATGGTGTAGCTTTTTTATCTATTTTATCTAAATCATACTGTAGTACGTTTCTACCTTTTCCATTTCCAATATCTATTATTTCATAGTCTGGAGTTCCATCGCTGTTTTTTAATACAAATGTTTCGCTAATTGTAGCGCTGTTAAGAAGCTCTTTTGTTTCTTGATTAAACATGCTAGGTTCAAATATACCAATTTCAACTAAAAGCGCGTTCATTTCTTGAGGCACATTTGGAGTAGGAGCTACTAAATAAGTGTTAGCATCGAGAATAGTCTGAAGTGAAGAACTGTTGATTATTAAAGGGTGAGAAAACATTGGCCCATTGTATATTAGTTCTTGTGTGCCATCTTCTAGTAACGTCAATGTAACACTATAACCATCAGTTTTAGAAAAACCAGGTTTATTATTTGTTACACAATTAGCAACAGTATAATCAGCGTTGCAATTAGGATCAAAATTATCTGCTTGTGTAGTTTCAAGTTCAGCAGCAACATTAGCCATAAAGTCAATAAATAGTTTTGGAGCTTTTTTTAATCTAATTATTTGTGCTTCTTCAAAAGAACAGTCTTCTCCCATTCTACAATCATTGTTTTTTATAGCAATTTCTAATTGAGCATAGTATTTTTCAGTTCCTTTAAAAGCATCTAAAATTTGAAAATTACTATCAATTGGGCTTGCGATATAATCTTTGTTATAAGCTAGAACGTCACTATTGTTCATGTGCTTAATTAGCAAGTTTTTTTGCACGTTATTAAATGGATAGCCATCTTTGTCTATTCTTATCATTTCTTTTAATTTGTTTATTATAAAGCATCTACTATTTTTGCCGCATTACCCGCAAGATTCATCCAAGCGGCTGTTTGATTTGATTCTTGATTCGCTGCGTTTTGTTGAGAATTTGCTAATTGCCCAGCTACTCTATTAAGTTGTTGATTTTGTCTAGCTTCCGTTGCATTAAATTGAAAAGCTTGACCTTGCGCGTCAGCGCTTTGCTCTCTAGCTCCTTCAGATATATTTATACCTTGTATTCTTTTTGATTCAGCTAATCTACTTTGTTGTAACTGGTCTTCTCCTTGTGCTCTTAGTTTTTCATTACCAGCTTCTTGTTTTTCTATACTAGCAGATACTTCTTTTTTGCTTCTCATAGCAGCCTGCGCAAGAGCGGTTGCTCCACCAGCTCCAGAACCTGTAGCTCTTAAAGTGTCTAAAGTGTTTGCTAAAGCTATGTCAGCTTCTTCTATTTGCATTTCAGCTGCTTGAGTAGCTACTCCAATGTTAGCATAAGTATTAGTCATCTGGCTAGACATGTCTACTGCCATTCCAGCTAAACTCTTAACATCATCATATGGGTTTATTAATTCTTGTCTATTTGATTCTAAGTTCTCTAATTTTCTTTGTAACCTCGCAGACTTTGCCCTAGCCTCTCTAGCTTTTTTTCCAGAACCCATTGCACCAAATATACTTGACGCTGCACCTATTGCTAATCCTAATAACATATTTATTAATTTATTTATTTATTTATTTATTTATCTTGTAGTAAAAACGCTCCCAACAGAAAACAATTCTTTTAATCCACCTGGATCAGTTGTTGCGTCCGTTTGCATAGTTACTGTTGCGTAATAAGCTTTTATACCTGTCATTGAATTACCAAATACAACCTCACCAGCTATTGGTGTTATAGTGTTGTTTGGTATAACCGCCATATATTTATTTTGTTTTCTATCAAATCCAGCTCTATAGTTTCTATTATCTTCAGTATAAGATCCTTCATCATAACTCCATATTCTAGTAGCTTGATTAACGTCTGAGCTATTTAAAGTTATTACTACATTAGTGGTACCTCCAACAGAACTTGCTCCTGAAGCGTTTGTAAGAGTTATAGTATCACCGCTTTGGTATCCATTACCAGCATTTACTACAGTTATAACCGTTACTATATTTCCAGCAACAGTTACTGTTAAATTTAAACCTGTTCCGTTACCACTACTAACGTATGCTATGTTAGAATAACTATTATCAACACCGTCTACTGTGTTTGTAGTAATTGAATTATCTAAATTACTAGGAACAATAGGACCACCACCTAAAATAGTGTCAACGTGGTTTATCCAATTACCAGGTGTAACTTCACTTTCGTCAAATCCAGTTTCATCAGAAACTAAACTTATTACTTCCCAACCGTTTGTACCTTCGTAGTTTATAGTTTGAAAAGTTTTAATATTGTTTGGAGATGGATTAAATACAAATTGTACAGAAGACACGTTGTCTACTCCGTAAAAATTATTTCTTGAAACAGCCGTAGAATAATGCTGATATATATACGGTGTTGTCCCTACTTCTTTAGTGCTATAAAAAGCTCCTCTTGAACTAAACATTGTTTCTGGCTTATAATCAAAAAAGCTAGTCCAACCTTTAGATGTTTCATCATAAGTTAAAGTTCTAGAACTAGACGTATCGTATCTATTTGTAGGAGATATACATAAAGTGTAAACTTTGCTATGCATGTCATAAGAACCTAATACTGATCCAGTGCTTGCAACTGTTGATAGTTGATCTCTAAAAAAATCAACCATACCATAGTTTGAGATTTCTGTTATCTGTCCACCAGCTAGTCTTAAAACAGCTCCACGGTTCTTATCAACAAAGTACTTCATATATCCATACTTAGAAAACGATTCTGGATTTGTAGCAATTCCCCATTCTCCAGATATTGGAGTTGTTTGGCCAATTACCACGGTGCCTGTTGTTGTTAGTCCAGCTCCTTCTGCTGTATATATAGCATCTTTGTCTATTAATGCGTTATTAACTTTACGTTCTTGGAATATAAGTAGGTTAGTGTCTTCAGCAAATAACTTTTGTATTGATCCACTTATTGGATCTACACTTCTAGTTATTTCTTCTGCAACACTAAATTGATTTGTTTGGTTTACACCGGTTCTTGAATTTAATATACCTGAATATATAAGAGAGCTACTTCTTCTTTCTTGGTTTGGCTCATCTGCAACCAAGTATGCTTTAACTCCATAATCAGTAGATACATTATTATAACCACCTCTAATTCTTGATTCTTCTATATACCAATCTTGCGCAACGTTACTTGTCATAGGACCTGTCCAAGGATACGTAGCGTTCTCTTCTTGTAAAGGAATTATTTTTCCAAGAGAATCATAACCTGCTATACGCTTCACGTAAAATGAGTTAAAGTATCCTATTTCTAAAGTGATTGCCATACTATTATTTATTACTTGTTTTTATATTGTTTTACGTACATGGGTTTAATGTAGTGTCACAGACGTGGGTTGGGTAACTAGCATCCCCAAAGTCTACATAAAACGCTGGATTAGCCGTTGGTGTAAATGCACACACGGTACCACCTAAGTTTTCTGTTATAACTCTATAGTCACCAGATATTGCAAATTGATAGTTTTTGGTTGTAGTTGTGTTTGATGACGCGGTAATAGTTAATCCATCTGTTACCGTTTCTAAAACACCATCATTAACAGCTGTTGCTCCAGACCAAGGTTGACCTGCGGCAGATCTATATTGTATGTAATACTTAATTGACGCGTCATTACCTGCTGGTGAATTACTTCCGCCTTCTAAGTAAACATCTAAAAACATTCTACCTTGTGTTAAAGAACCTGTGTCACAACCAAGTCCTGTTACTTGGTTAGACCTTGCTCTAACATTGTAAAGAAGATCTGGTGGATATGATGCTGAAAATGGGTAACCAATTCCCCCAGCCTGCGTGCTAGTGTTATTTGTTAAAGCAAATAGCCATTCACTATTGTCACCACATGTGTCTGCTTTAATTGGCGTTTGTCCATTGTTGTTTCCACCACATATAGTCCTTGGAACATATTGAGCACCAACTGACACTAGTAGCTGACATGTAGTAGAAGCTAATCCGTTACCACTTGCGTCTGTTAATATAATTGGCACGTTGTACGATGTTAAATCAACTAAATTTTGCGCTGTAAGTACTCCACTTTGAGAATCAATTGTAAAAATATTTGGTGCTGGAGTGCTACTATCATATATAAGCACAGTTCCTAAGCTCCATTCTAAACCAACTTGATCAGGTTCAACTACTGGAGGACCTACTACATCGGGTGAAGCCGTGCCATTTTTACCTAACATAGTTTTTATAGTTCTTCCATCATTGAAAGCTATAGTTACACCAAGTGGTGAATCACAATCATCTATAGTTGGTTGTACGTTTGTTAGATCAACGTTTATATCAAAATAAGTGGTTTGCAAACCATCTCCTGCTGATCCATCAAAAACACACTTAACATTAACTATATAATTATCGCTCAAGGTTGTTGGAAGTGAGTTATTAGTAAAAACAAAATATCTTGTATTTTGTATATACCAAGTGAAACTCGCTGGTACATAGGTTTGTAATTCAAATGGCCAATCTGGTTCGTTTATTGTTCCACCAATATTTGTTCTTATAGATTCTATAGTAACAACTGGTTCCGTGGTTGCGGTTGTTATTACAGCACCTGAACCGTCTCTTAATTGAAAACCGCTATCGGGAACAAAATTTGTAACATCTTGTAGCGCTACGCTTTCTGGAAAAGTAAAAGAAGATTGAGTTAACCCAGTAACTCCATCAAAAGTTGCAACTATTGAGTTGTTTAATGTTGTTATTAAACCAGTAAGAGAAGTTTCCCAATATATATCTAATAAAGAATATACTGGTTCTGTTTCTGCAATTGAAAGAATAGGCGCCATGCAATGCATACCTGAGTTCGCGTCTCCACTAGCTAAAGACGTTACTTGCGCTCCTATAGTATTATTATTTTGATTTGATGTACTAAATTTTAGTAAAAAAGGATTTTGATCGGCTCCATAGAAACTTACATTTGCTCCAGTTTTTCCCCATGGGACAGCGCCAGTTAAACTAACCACGTCGTTTGGGCCTACAGCAGTTGGTACTGTTGTTTGACCATAATCTCCTTGATTAACATTGGGTTTAAAAGGAATGCCTACAAGTTCAGTATCTCTTACGGTTGCTATATTTAAAACGTTTTGCTCAAAACTACCTGGATAGTACTGAACGTTAATTGGATATTTAAAACCTGGAGGAGGAATGCCAATTGGTGCAGACGTTACGTCTGGGTTATTAACTCTTATATAAAGTTGTTCTTCACTGTTAAATTCTAAATCAGTAGGCCCTACTTCTGCTAAATTTCTAGGTATTTTGTTTATGTTATCACTTATTATAGTACTAAAAGCATATTTTCCTAAATCTTGATCATACGCCGGTGGATTCAAACCAGAAGGAATTACTGGTGATCCATTTATAAAACCTGGTAGAAACACATTGTAATATTCCTGCTCTTGTTGTTTTACAACTACCTTATAAGTATACCATCCTAATGGATTAGAAGCTGGAATACTTACAGCAAAATCAGCGCGACTAGTTGCTCCAGCTTGTACAATTGTAACTATCTCTCCATTTGCATATCCTTGTCCTTGGTTGTTTAATCTAAAGGTTAAGACTTCTCCAGGTACTCCAGGTAGGGAATCTACAGCTGTTATAGCTATCGTAAGTCCTGTTCCAGCTCCAGATGAAGTTGTTGGTAGATTTGAAGCTACTGTATGACCTGCGCCAGCGGTTGATAAGGCCAAAGATGTAACAGTTAGACCATCTGAATAAACACCTGGTTCTCCAGTCTGTGTATTTATAACTTGAGCTATTGGTTGTTCAACAGAAATAGTTAATACTTTACCTAACCAAGCCAGTATATCGCCTTGTGTTAAAGCGGTATTATAAGGTAAAAACACTGTTGATCCTCCTGCTAAAGTACTATTGTCGTTAGATGAAAGTATAACATCAGATTGTCTTCCATATATATCTGATAACACAAACCCAACTTGATAAGTTCGATTTTGTTTTAACGTGTGATAAGGGTATTGAGTATAATTATCATACACTATACTTTTATTATTTACACCAACGTTGTAAGGAAGACTAGAAGGAGGTGTTAATTTTTCTACATAATTACCATATACAACTCTACTGCCAACAAATTCTTGGGCTAAAGCTTTTACAGGTACTTTATCATAAACTCTAGTAGTTTGGCCTTCTGGTAAAGTTTTATAAGGTTTGCTAGATTTATAGTTATAATCATAAAAATATTGTGTAACAAAACCACGAATATCATCTTGATAAGATGTATTTGTAAAAGAAGGCGTTGGGTTTGTTAACGCTACGGTATCTAGTACTTTAACAGAAAGAGCATTTGATTCTTTGTATAATATGTCTATGTTTTGGATTTTTAAACTAGAGGATAATTCATTAGCTGTTCCGTAAGGTAAAGGTATTCTTACATTTATATTATCAGTATCATTTTCAAACCATGCTATTATACTGCTTTTATAAGCATTTTCCATGTCTTCAAAATAATTTCCGTCAATTTGACCAGCTCCAAATTCACTATATTGTTTTGGAATAAAAGCACTTTGGGTAAACGGGGCCATTAAAGAATATTCATTATCTTCATATTGAAATCTATAACTAAACCTAACAAATTTATCTTCTAACCAAGTTGGATCTCCTTGCCAGTTACTATTATAGTCTGGATTTTTTCCTATTTCAATCACATCGGAAATTACAAGAATTGATGAAATATCTTTATCAACAGTCAAAGTAGTATAGTTCGTGTCCAATCTAACTTTTGTAATTTTAATATCGTCTGCTATAGTTATAGCTGGAGCAGAGGTTCTTGTTATGTAATCTCCTACTCTTGGTAAACCTCCATATACAAAACTGTTTATTCTAACATCAAAACCACCACCACCACCACTATACGTTTGTGTTGAACTGTTAGATAAATTTTGGTTATTTTCATTAGTCATTGAAGGTCTACTAAAGTCAGCAATAAAACCTAATGGTAATTCTGTAGCTAAAGCAGGTAAAAAATCAATAACAGTGGTTAAACCACCTATGGTTATTTGTGATACTTTGGTTAAAGTTTGTATAAACTCAATAGAAACTTGCTTATTGTGATCAGTTATTATATCACCGTTTTTTATTAATGCTGTTGCAGCGCTGTTTGTTACTGTAATACTAGTTGCACCAACATTTGACAAAGCGCTAAGCGTTCCTTCTGTTCTTTCCATTAATACAGGACTTAAATAAGGAGCGTATTTTGCTACAGATATTTGCTCTTCAGTACTGTAATGTTGGTTAGTAGCACTTACAAATCCATTTTCAGCTAAATCAACATTTATTTTTCTAGGTTGATTATTGTTGTCAGTCCAGTATAAAAAGTTTTCTATTAAGTTTATACCATATATACTAAATGATTTATTAAAATTTAAAAAATAACCTAATACTAAAGGAGAAACAGTAAACGGAGAAGATAAATTTATTTTATATATACCACACTTGTTAGTAGAAGCAGCTCTAACTGATACCTCAACATTTTCATAGTCAGTAGCCATAACATAAACAACGTTATTAGTTTCGTCTACAAAATGACCTATTACAGACCCAAAATCTGCTGTTAACTGAGCTATTCTAGAGTTACCTAAAATGTTTTCAAACTCACCAACATTTGCACCTTCAGACTTACTAATCATTAAGTTGTTAGCTTCTCTGTATTCACCATTAGGTAAAAGTCGAGAGTCAAGATCTTGATTCATCTTACTTTTTAGAAAAGTATTTTTAATTTCTGCCATGTACTAATGTTTAATCCATTTAGACTTACCTCTCATTGATTGAATTATTTCATCAAGCTTAATGTTAGATAATCTTATTTTAGCATTTCTAAGTTTTGCACTACGTTCTCTTTTAAATCTTTGTACTATATATTCTTGTACGTTTATTCTTGTTGACAGTATGCTGTAAATAATATGAGCATACAATGCTTCTTCGGCCATTTTAGGTATTCTAGTATCTTCGTCGTAAGCTAATCCATCTGATATATATTCTAACACTATAAGTTTGTTAGCTAGATTACTAGAAAAAGCTATTTTACCCTCTCTTTCGTTCATGTTAAACCAACCGTTGATTTGAGAAGTAACAGGATCTTGGCCATATCTTCTACCATAATAACCTCCAAGTCCCCAACTACCATCGTAATAATCAAAGAATCCTTCAAAATTTGGATTTCTAAATCTACCGTTTATAAGAGCGTCATTTGCAGTTCTCCATCTTTCTGAAGTTATAGAATCTCCTTCTAAATTTTCACCAAAATTATCTTGTGTTGGTTGTCCAGCGTTATCTTGTAAAGGCATTTCATAAGGACTTATAGTAAGATTGTTTGCTGGATATATAATACGTTTGATACCTAGCTGATCAATCCAAGACATTCTAACATAGTTTACATAATCTTGTGGTATAATAACTGAAAGACTAGGTGGTATAGTTAATTCTTGAGACTTAATGCTTTTTAAAGTATCATAACTAAATTCTTGCAATCCACGTTTAGCATGGAATATAACATCACTTCTTTTTATATTTGGTATTAATTTATTTTCACCTATATATCCAACCATAAAGTTGTTTACTACATCTGTTATAGTTGTATAAGCATAACCTCCATAGTTTTCTTCAACTGTTTCACCAGTAGCGTTTCTAGCGCCAAAAGATCCACCGTCTAAAATTTTCATTTGAATAACTACAAAAGTTCCAACCGCTAAAACACCATTGATGTTTATTACATTATCAGTAACAGTGTAAGGTAGTATATATTCAGTGTAAGTTATGTCATCAGCACTAGTATATAACTTAAAGTTATTTAAAGCATAGTTCACCTGCGTAGGATCAGAACTACCTAGTATTAAGTCTGTATTAAACGTAGATGTAAATTGTTCATTTACAGCTCCAGTAACAGATATAAAACCTTGCGCTCCTGCGTAATACTGTTCATTTGTTTCGACGATTAATCCGCCATCAGGTATTGCCATGTTTTAAGTTTTTGAGTTTTGTTCTTCTTGTTGTACTTGTTGTGATGCTACCTGAATTACAGTTGGGTCATTTATTATAACCCCAGCATACACTAATATTTTTAATATTACACGAGATTGTTCTGAAACGTTTAATTGAAAGTTTATAGAAGTATTGTTGTATGTAAATTGACCATAAGTACCTATGTCATAATTCCATTGTGGTGGAGTAGGGGTTGCTAAATAAGATATATTTATATCGCCAGGTAAAATTATTGTAGTTGGATACACGTATAACTGAGGGTTCTCAGGTAACACTGTTGTGCCTGCCTCGTATAAATATACGGGAAAATCAGTTGTTGGTTGTGTTAATGGAGATAGTAGTAATTGTGTTATCTCTTTTCTTTGTGAATATTCGCCTATTGTTCTGTTTCTATACATTACTGAACCTAATCTATATAAATCTGTAACAACCGCGGTGTCTATGCTAAAAGGATTTGTTCCTGTTATAGCTCCTGGTAAAGTAGAGTTACTTATGTATTTTTGGAAATATTGTAGATCTTCTTCTAAATTCTCAACTCTATTAGCATATTCAGAATTATTTTGAGGACTTCTCAACTGTTGATTTAAGTCATTTAAATAACCTTCAAATATTTCTAGTTGAACTTGAGTTGCGACCCTGTTGAATTCATCAGGCGTCATGTAACCTCGTTGCTGTTGGTTGAGTATTAATAATACTGTCTTATAAACAGTGTCTACGTTTATTGCCATTTGTGTGTTTTTATTATAATATTGGGCCCGAGTGAACGAGCCCTATATTAGTATTACTTGTTTTTAGAGTTTTTTATCTATAGACTTGTAAATTTCTACACCTTCGTCAGTTTTTAAGAAAGCAGCAAATGCACTGAATGGATTTTCATCAAACGGTACGTTCATTAATTTTCTATCATTTGAACTCCAATGTATTGTTCTTTGGTCTGGAGATAACTTTATAATTCCAGCTTCTGAAGCTCTAATTGCAAAGTTTCTAAGTTGAACATTTTCATCATTAGCCAAGCTAATAAATAAAGATGGACTCTTTTTAGCAAACAATAATAAATCTCTTCTAAGTTCTTTAGAGCTCATATTATTTACTTTTGATCCTATTTCTACTCTTAATATTGCTTCAGCATGATCTACATCAAGAGTTCTTGCAGCATTTAAAGCATCAATTTGCATATTTAAAACATCTAATTCATCTTCTGCTTCTTCTAATGCACTGTACTCTTCGTATATTCTTCCTTTTAAAGGATGATATAAGCTTAATAATTTTTGTAAGTTTTGTTTACTTTGTGGAACTCTTAGAAATCCGTCATCAAAACGTATGTGACCCATTGTTACTTCACCTTTTTGTTCGTCTACAAATGGCGAATCCATGTTGGTTGCATATCTTATTTCTTTTTGCTTTCCAGATTCTTTATCAAAATAAAGCAAAGCATGTTTTCTTGTATGCTTACCTGGTATTGTTAAAGTTAAAGGAGACTTATCTCCTTTTAAAAAGTATACTCTATCTTTCATTTCCCAGCTTTGTTTAGCTGGTTTTGGTGCTACTTTTGTAGCTACCGTTTGAGGTGCAACCTCTATAGTTTCTGCTTGAGCTTTTTTAGCCATAATATAATATAATTAAATAGTTTATAAGAGTAATAATTACCCCCGTTAATACAACGAGGGTAAGAATTACATTAAAGTTGACTTTTTATAGTCCTTTGAATAATACAAAGTTGTTAGCAGCTTGAGTTACTAAACATCTTTCAGATAGGAAGTTAACTTCCATAGCATCAAGAGTTGAAGTAAATGCACCACCAGCAGAACCAGTTAACCAAGATTTCATTCTTCTATCATCACCTTGTGAAGCTCTATATCTTACGTGTAAGAAAGGTCTTCTGATGTTAGTTCCTAAAATTTGATCGTAAACTGTAGATGTTCCAGCAGGAACTAATACACCTTCGATTGAGTTAACACCTACGATACCACCTCTTGTAGAAGCGTCATTTAAGTATTTCCAATCAGTTTTGTAAAAGTCATAAGAACCTCTTCTGAAACCACTAAAACCTAAGTTTAAAGCCATTTCTTCAGAGTTTTCGAATAAACCGAAAGCAGTTCCTCCTGCAGCACCCCAAGATATTGCTCCTAACATATCATCAAAATCAAGAGATGTTTGTCTCTGTAAAAATAACATGTTTTCTTCAATAGCTCCTTGAGTATCAAGATTCTTAAGTATTGCATCAAAGTCACCAAGACCAGCAGCAGCAGTAAATCCTACTTGCACGTTACCTCTTGCTTGAATAGCAGCAAATAAACCTTGTGTACCTCTTTGAGTATTAGTGTTAACTCCTGAACCGTTTAGTTCACCTTCTATCATTGCCATTTCTAAGTAATCTTCAAAACGTAATCTTGTTTCAGATTCAGCTTTTAGATACCATAAAAATCCAGATGTTCCATCTTCAGTAGCAACTTCAACCCAACCGATTTGAGCCATATCAGAACCATTTATAGTGTATTGGTTTCTAATAATGATTGGAGAATTAGCAAATTGAGTAAGTACTGGGTTAACAGATATTCTTGATCCTGCACCAGCAGTAGGAATATTAGATCCTTTTGCGTAATCAGAACCGTATACAAATACTTTTAATCCGCCTGCACTTAAACCTATAGTTGTTAAACTACCAGCAGCGTTAAAAGGCTGTACTGTTATAGAACCAGCTGCACCAGGTGTGGAAGCTGTAACAATTGCTTTTGCTTCTAGTCCAGATACTGGATCTAAAACAACAACGGTATCATTTACTGATATCACGTTTTGAGCAGTTGCTAACAAAGGAGATATTTGAATTACAGATGAAGTACCAGCGCCATTAGCCTGTGTACATGCATTGTAAGATATATGTAATCTATTTTGTTCAGACCAAATTACTTGATCAGAAGTCATTGGCATTTCAGCGCCAACCATTTTTAAAAATCCAGATAACGTTCTGTTTCCATAACGCTCTACTTCTTGTTCGTAGATTTCTGGTAAATATTGCTGAGCGAAATCTGCGCCAGCGCCAGTGTTAAATTGTAGATAATTACTCGCTAGAATTTGTTGTGCCTGCGAAGGAATTATACTACCAAATTGAGGACTTAAAGCCATAATTTTAGTTTTTAGTTAAATGTTGTTTTTTTAATTTTTAGTTTTGTTGAATCTAATCCACTAATAGCTTTTACTTTTAATCCGCCAATAAATACTTCACCAGAACTTTGTTTCCTAGCTTTATCTAATGTTGGGTTTTTAGAACTACTGATAACTTCTTTTACAGCATCAGCTTTTCCTTGTTCGTAAAAATGACTAGCAATCTTATCAACGTTGTCAGCGGCATATATAGCTTTGTGATACCCAGATGTATCTTTTATGTCACCGTTTTTATCTAAGAACTTCTTAGCTATGTATTCGATGTTTGATTGATTTTCTGAAATCTTTTCAGGATTTTGAACGTTGTACTTAAATTTCTTGTCACCAACATTGATATCAAAACCTTTGAAATCTTGGTTAAATAATTGTTTAGTACTTTGTTTAAATCTTTCTTTTTGTTGTTCTGCTACGGTTTGTCGCTCGTTGTAGCGATTGAAAAAATCCATTGCTTTTGATTGCTCTTGGGTAATACCAGGTCTCAACTTGATCTCCTCGTAATATTTATCCTTTAAGTCATCCAAAAACCCTTTAGCTTTTGCAATCTCTTCTTTTTTAGCGAGTTTTTTTCTTTTGACGTCACGCTCTTCGTCAATATCTGTATCATAATCGAAGTTTTCTTCCATTATAAAATTAATTTCTTCAGAATCTAAATGTGGTTTAGCTTTCTTGTAGTATTCTTTTAGTAAAGTATTTTCATCAACATTAGAATAATCTGCATTAAGTCTAGTGTAATCTTCTATAGTTCCACCAGTTTCCTCCATGAAGGTAACTAATTTTTCAATGTTTTCTGGTAAAGCTTTTCCAAGAACTTTCTCATCTCTTACAGCTTCTTTAATTTCTTTAGTAACTTTTTTTACTTCTTCTTCAGTTACTTCTGATAATGGGTTAAATTCTTCAATAGTTTTGCTGGGCTCTGATACTTGTTCGTCCATCTTAACGCTATCTCCGGCTTGTTCGCCCACATCCACTTTTTCTGTTTCTCCGATTTGAATGGCATCGTCTTCTTTTTTTAGTTCATCACTAGGTACTACAACCTTTGTTACTTCAGGTGGTAGTTGTACTAAAGGTTCTTTTAAATTTACCTTTTTAATTTCTTGTTCTTTGTTTCCTAATTGCTTAGGTTTTTTAGACTTTATTTTAAAGTCACCCTCCTGTTTAACAGGTTCATTTGTTTTTGTTTCTTCTGACATAATATAATATAATTAAATAATTAATAAAATTTATAACATTTGTGGTGCTATACTTGGTTGTTGTTCTTGTTGTTCAAAATCTCTAGGTAAACCATCAGTTTGTCTTTGGTTTATTAATTGACTTTGTTGCGTAGCTTCCATTTTGCTACGTTTATCTTTACGGTCTTCAATATCACCTTCTTTTGATTGGGTATTTTGAACTTCCATTTGTTTTAACTGCATGTCAAATTGAAATTGTACCTGCATTTTTTGTTGTTCTAATTGAGACGCTGACTGCATACGCTGTAACTCCATTTGAGCTTTAGCTTGTTCAAATTGGACTTTAGAATTATTAATAGCTTCTTGTTTTTCAACTTCAGCCATTGCAGTTTTTTGAGCAGTATCTGCTTGAGCATCAGCTTGAGCTTTTATATTAGCTTGTTGATTAGCTTGTTCTTGTTTAGCTTTTTCTTTACGCTTTATTTTAAGCATTTGATTTGCTAATTTAAGATTATGTATATTTCTTATATCAATAACATCTTCTAAATCAATACCACCTTGTTGTAATGCCATTTGCATGTTAGCCTCTAGTTGAGCTTTTTCTTCATCATCTGGCTCTAATTCTAAAAATATCCCAAAGTCATGAAGATTTAATTTTTTTATTTGATCTAATGTTGAAACGTTATAAGTAGATATAGAATTAACTAAAGATTCAGAGGTTAAAGGAAATGATAAAGCATCAGCAACTTTTAGTGCTATGTTTTCAGCTATTTTTAATGTTAAATATAAACTTGATTGAACTATATGTTTAGTAGCAACATTAGACGCATTAGCAGCCATTTTTTGTAATCCTACTAAGGTGCTTTTATCAGGTAAACTACCGTCTCTAGCTTCGTTTAATCCTGTTACATCACGTATCATTTGTAAGTAATACTGATAAGTTTGTATTAAACTTTGAATTTTAGCTTGACCACTAGAACTTGTTAGTTCTTGAACAGGCACTCTACCTCTATTCATTTCACCGTCTTGATTAAGTGACCTACCAACAATCGAACCAGTTTGAAAATACATGTTAAGTGCTTCAGCTGGGTTATAGTTTGTACCGTTACCTAAATCAACTTCAGCTAAACCATCCATGTCTAAAAATACACCATCTGGAACTAATCTAGACATCACCTGCTGTAGTTTAAGATGTGTTAATTGAATCATATCAGCAAAACCAATACATTTACTAACCATAGATTCTATTCTACCCTTATACATTCTAGGAGCACAAATAGCATAGTTCATTTCTACCTTTGTAGTATCAGCGTAAGGTCTTGTCATATTCTCTGCCATCTCCCATTTCAAGATAGTATTATTACCTAACACCTTTGCTCCACTGTATAAAACCTCAATAGATCTTGACACTCTTTCAAATCCATCATTTACTGGTGGATTGAATTCATCTGTTTTTTCTAATGCTTTTTGTAAACCTTGAGGAGTATTTTTTATTTTAAATACTTGGTTTGAATAAGTTTTGTATTCAAAATACATAACTTGAACTGTATTTTCATCATAATTACCCCAGCCAGTTATATATTGTTTATTACCTGGCATTTTTTGGATATCTAATAATTCCTTTTCACTTATATTTGGAAATTCTTTTTTAAGTTCTGGTATAGTTATAGATTTAACTTCACCAACATAATATATATCTTCAAAATTAGGATCTTCAGTATATGAATAAACCATGTAAGCAGGATCAACATAATCAATTGTTATTCCTTCGGCTACATTAAAATCAGTTTTTGTTGCAGCTATACCTAACACTGTTAAATCCATGTTAAGTCTACGTCTAATTAAATCATATTTATTTTGTGCTAATACTCCTGATATAGTTTCTTCTTCAGCAATTTCAATAGCTTGCTTATAAGTAAGCTGCATATGTAATTCTAATTCTTCTTCAGTCCCAGGAAGTTTTGAAGCAGGGCTTTGATATAAATCCATACCTAAAGTTGACTTGACCATGTCTAAGTATTCTTTAGCTAACATGTCTTCGTATATTTTATTAGCGTATTTTGTTCTTTTCTTTACAGAACTTGGATCTTGAGCATAAGCTTTTATATCATAGCTTTTTTGAGAAATACCATTAACAACTATGTCTACAAACTTAGACAATATTGGCACTGGTTGCCAGTCTAAATTAAGATAAGACAAATCACCATTAATAGATAATTCATCTTTATATTTTTGTACACTTTGTTCTCCACGAGCGTATAATCTTAATTGATGAAAATTATTCCAATTAGTTAAATATCTATTACCATTAGTTCTACCTTGATCAAACCATTCATTTTCAATAGCCTGCGCAACTTGACTACCGTATTCTAATGTAGCCTTTTCTTGATCACTAACCACTTGGCTAGGAAAAGCACTGTTACTATTCGTGTATATATTCATTTAACTTATAATTTTTGATATAGTTCCTTTATTGTTGTATCTTTTTATACCTAAATCAACAGGTTCTCTTTTAACCATTGCGCTAGGAGCGTATCTGTGTTTATTACATGCCATTAAAGCTAAACCAGAACTAATAGAAGCATCATGCGACGTTCTATTGTTTATATTAAATCTAGCCCAATCCTCTAATGTTCTTTGAAAATACACGTCACCATATCCTGTTTCTTTTAATCCAACAAAATCTTCTATATAAGTTTCAATTGCAGAAGCGTGAGCTTGTTTAATGTCTTCGCTTGAATTAGGTATTCCGCCTATTTCTCTTTCTGTTATAGATAATTTACTATATTTTTTATCTGGCCTGTTCATTGCAAATCCTCTATAACCTCTTCTTTTAAAATGATATAATAGTCTAGGTTTATTATTTTCAATTAATATAGGCATACCATAAAATACGCAAGCCATTAACACATCTTCAAAAAATATTTCAGCAGTTTGTGGACGAGCAATATATTCTAAGAAAAAATGATTCGGAGGCACGTCTTCCATGCTAAACTTAGTTAAACCATGTAAAGATCCGTTAGAACCTCTTCTGTCAACCGTACCTGATATATCATATGGATCACATCCAAAAGCTCCACAGTGTTCGTTGCCTGGGTAATATATACCATTTTTAACTACAACTCTATTTTGTAGATTATAAGGTGGTACCCAAGTTACTAAAAACCTTCCAGAATTATTTGGAACAAATATAACTTTACTATTTTTGTCTGCGTTTTCCCATTGAAAACTTCCCTTAGTTACATTTGTAGTATTTTTTAAATCTTCATTATAATCTATTTGTTGATAGATTTTAGTTAAATTAAATAAAGACTCTTTAGATTCATCTCTGAACGCGTGTTTTGTTGTACGTGGAAACTGTCTGTAAAATTCATTTAAGCCATCCTGGTCTTCCTTAAGACCATCTACCTCATTGTTCCAGTATTCAATAACCCCAATTTTGATTGAAGTTCCATGAGGGCCAAACACTTGTTTTTGTGGGGTGTCGAAGACAGGATAACCATAAGAGTCAATGTATCCTTCGTAATTCCATTCCATAGGAATGAACAAAGAATAGAGTCCTGAACGAGTTTGTCCATTTGCATTTCTTTTGTTAACGTTTGAGTCTTCATATAGTTTTTTAAAGTTATGACCTCCTTTATCTAAAGCGTTTGACGTTGATCCCATCATACACTTTCCGATAATCCTTGATCCTAATCTAAGCGTAGTTTTTGTAACACGCCAATTATTTAATATATTATTAGGTCTTTCCCATTTTCCTGATTCATCATGAACTAAAAGTTTTAATTTTTCTCCATCATAAGCATTATCTCCAGTGTTTTTCCAATCTATAGTTGTATCTAGTCCAGTAAGGTCTTCTGGTTTATCTGTAGAAACTATAGATCTTCTTGTAAACTTAGAAGCTGGTACTCTATATGCTAACTCTGTTTTAGGACGATCCATACCATCTTGTATAGGTTTAAAAAAGAAAGGATAGTTAACTGATATAGGTACAACCTTGTCAGTAAACATTTTCTTAGCATCCGCACCAGATTTAGATAATATACCAAATCTAGCGTCTGTTGATATTGTTGCCATGTTAACACATTCACCAGATGCCATAAATGAAAATCCAGAACGTCTATTCTTTAAGTAAGACATACCATAGCATCTATCATCAGCTCGGCAAGCTTCCCAAAATATAAAGAACAATCTATTTGATTCTCTAAAATCAGGTTGACCTACGTCAATCTTCGACCATTGTAAATACATGTAGTGAGTACCAGTAAGATAAGTAGGGATATTTTTATTAATATACCAAAAGCCTTCTTCGCGGCGTTTAAACTCGTTGTCAATGTAGTCGTAGTATTTTTCTTTAAATTCTTCTGGATATTCTCTCCAGTCGAATACAGTTTTAATTCTTTTTAATTCTTTAGGATAATGAAATGGTGTCCATCTATTTTTTTCAAATTTATAAACATTTTCTTGCTTAGGTAAAGCTATTTTAAGATTTTGTATTTCATAAATCTCTCCAATTTGTCCAGTCTTAGATATAACAATCATATCATGATCATCATTGTATCCATATTCCCATTTGTTATACCTATTCATTCGGTTAAGAATTTTAGGTTTAATGTGATCAGGTAATATTTTATATAGCGTTTGCTCGTACATTATTTAGATCTCCCTTCAGCAAAACCACGAAATGTAGTTTCTTTTTTAACTTCTTTAGGTTTTTCATCTAACATGTCTTGCTCAGTATTAATACGATTAAGTATTTCAAAAGCATCAAATATAGCTAGTTTTTTTGTGGCTGCAGCGTTTTTAAGTCTGTCAGCTGATATATCTTCATCTGAATCTACAATAGCTTCTTTAGCAACTTTAATAAGTTCCTCAACCGCTATGTGCCCAGCTTGGATTATATTCAACTTCGTTTCCTTCGTGTTCATATTTTATAACAATATCATTTGATTTCATACAATAAAGACGTTGATCGTCTATAATAAATTCCCATTCACCATTAGGTGTATAACCTACAAGGTCTCCAGTATTGATTCCTGCAGCTTCTAAGGAGCTATTACTTATTTTTACTATACCAATAAGCTTTCTTTCTTTATCTGCTGTTAAATAGTTATCATTTTTTAATGGCATTATAAAACACCTATCTCCAAAAGACTTCCATTGTTGATTTTTTTTATATAAATAAATCTGATCTATTTGGCAAAAGTATAAATTGTCATGAAAAAATCCTCTACTTTTTTTCTTTTTACCTTTCATATCATAAAATGTTCTAAACACATTATGATGTATAACTATTATATCTCCTTTTTTAATAGGAGTTTTATAAGCTTTAGGCGTTTCAATTACAATGGCTAAATTATTAACTGATTTAAATGATTCAATTTTATTATTTAAAATTAATTTTTTATCACCTATAGTAATTTCATTATCATACTTACCACCTAGTGGTTCTATAATAAAATCAAATAAACTTTTCATTAATATTCTAAATCATACTCAACAGATATAGCCATGTTAGAATTAAATTTCTTCCATGGCAACACCTCATTGTTTTTTTTAATGTGTATATTATAAGAATTATCAGATTCTGCAAAAAGTATATGAGAAATCTCATGCCCACCGTACACTTGTTGCCCTACAGCATAATGCATAGCTTCGTTTTTGTAATCAGATCCAATGCTAATCTTTCTTATATTATTCTGCATCTTCTTTTTCGATCTCAACGTAAGAACCATCTGCAAGATCAATGTTCACTTGACCGTACTCGTCTTCTAGTTCTTTTTTAGTAACATCAATTCCTTTAGAAATTTCTTGAACTTGTAAGACTAGGTTTTGTTTTTGGACTTCTAGTATTCCTACTGATCTTAAAGCTTCGTTTAATTTAGCTTGTTGTTCTTGCACAGTTTTTAACTGGTCTTCGGTAATCATTGGTTTGATCATTTCTTTTACTTTACTCATTTTTGGTTTGATTAAATTGTTATTTATTGATTGTTTGTTATTTATATAGTCACCTATATATTAGTTATTTACTAATCAAGTATTGATTCTCTACCTGCTACTAATAATGTTGCTGTAGTACCTGTAGCTGTAACGTAGTCTACGTAAACCGGCAATACAGTTCCAATTGGAACATTGTTAAACACCACAGCATCACCTGCTACTGGTGAAAAACTTCGTACTGCATCTACTGTACAAGTAGCATCGCCTCCACTACCTGCTTGTACTATTGTTATAATATCTCCTACCGCATACCCTTCGCCACCTACAGCAATAGGTGCTAATGTTACCGCTCCGTTAGGCGCTGTAACTAAAGTTATAGAACCATTAATTCCAGCACCGTCTACTATTGTTAATACATCTCCTACTGCGTAACCGACTCCTCCGTCTGTTATTTCAAAGGTTAATATACCTCCAGTGCCATTAACACTTAAAATATTTCCTGATAGTCCACCACCTTGTAATACTGTAAAAGGATCAACACTATATCCCGTTCCTGGAACTAACGTGTTTGTTGCAGGTACTGGAACTGTAATATTTACAGTTAATCCTGACGCAACTTTAGGTCCAATAGAAGTAGGTACAATACTAGTGTAAGTAGTTCCTTGAGGATTAGCCGGGGGAACTGCATATCCAGACCCACCATTTGTTAATGTCAGTGAAACTACTCTATTTTGAATTCCAACTGTACCAGCTGTTATAACGCTAACGTTTGAAGCTGCAGCAGTACCTCCAACGTATATAAGAGAACCTCTTAAGTTATTACCTAACGAACCTGTTTGATTCATAAACTCCCAAGCTGGTAGCGTGTTAATTGTGTCATTTGGCGTAATGCTTAGTGATCTACTAAAATTTCCCATTTTTAAATTTATTTATTACTTATTGTTTTATATTTTTCAACTCCACGTGAACCAAAATAGGCTACGTAGACTGTGGTTACTAAAGTTTTTAGTAAACCTATCCATTCTTGTTCTACTGTAAAAGATATTTCATGATGACTATCAACCCATATAAAAGCTATTGTCATTATAGATAAGAATATCAAACACATTGGTCGCGT